ACCATGTTGTCTTTCATATAAGATTTGTCAGTATCATAATCACCTAAGCCCCAGACATAATAAGTATTGCCAATATTGTTTTTCATACAAATAGCAGTAATCTTATGGTCAGCTTTTTCAGGCTCAGGGAATCCATCGTCAGAAGCAACTTCAATATCGATTGTTGATACATTGATTTTGTTTCTATCGAATTCTATATTACCAGGATAGTAATCATTAATGAACGCTGGAACGTACTTTGTATTTCCGTATATTTTCTTACCAGACACACCTTTGTTTGCTTGTACATATTCGTTTGCAGTCCTCATAGACTCGAATCTTTTACCAGCATTTGCTACACCAACAGGATTTCCATCAAGCGATTTCCACTTGGTAGGAAGATTAGTAGATGTAAAAAGGATTGGTTCGTATTTGACTTTCTTTTCAATTCGTCTTCCATGGTCATATCCTCGTAAGAGAATCATATTACCATATCGAGACACATTAGTATAGAATTTCATCATATGTATATTATACCATAGTTTAGGTTAAATGTAAAGGTTTATTTGCATTTATTTTCAATTAAAGATTGGGGAGCAATTTCTTACTCCCCGCATGATTTAGTCAATTTGGTCTTAAATACTGTTATATTGCATTACCATTAACATTGGTGCTAATCCTAAAATTAACCCTGTGATAATAACAGCAAAGATAGTAGTTTTTAAGGCCTCGGCAACGTCTTCATACTTATCCATTAAATGGACTATATGTTTCATGTTGTTCTCCAGTAAATATTTAATTTATATCTACTGAGTTTCGCTGCTCGCCAGTCTATCCTTTCAGATATTCTTTCTTCTTTGATGCCCCAGCAGACCCTAATTCGATCTTTCTAGGACGCTTCTCTTCCGGAAGTTCTACTCTAGCATACACTACAAGTATTCCATCTTTCAAATCAGCACCGTCTATTACAACAAATTCTGAGAGTCGAAATGATTTCTCGAATTTGCGGGACGATATACCTTTATACGCGTATTCACGCGATACTGGTTCCACCTCTCCTTTGACTTTTAGAATGCCGTCTTTAAGTTGGATATCAATATCCTTTTCTTTAAATCCAGCAACTGCAAGTTCGATGAGAAATTTTTCATCATCGATTTTCACAACGTTATGTGGTGGATAGTTATCAGTTCCGGACCTCGCACTTTGATGAATCCTTTCCAGGTCTTCAAATAAAGTATCGAATCCGACGAATAGTGAACGTGGTACGTTCAAAGTATTTCTTACCATTTTTAGTTCCTCCTATATATAGCAAGGTTTGTTAGAGCCGGTCCAATACCGCACTCTTTCAGTTATATTTATACAAGCTTGATTGCTAGTTTAAATAATTCTCTAATTAGTAGCTTCCATTTTAAACATTTTAACTACTTTATTGATTCTGCCTGATTTCATAAGCTTATGAAATTGTTTCCAGGCTTTATTAATTCTTTTCTCCATTGTTTGAATTCCCTATGTTATACTTAGGGCATAGTTCCCATTGAGTCTTTTCCTTAAAAGGAATCACCTTAATTTGTCTCAACGGCGCTAATTCTTTAGCCATCTCCGGCTTCATAATCGTTACTAAACCCCAGTCGGCGAGTAATGTTGCGATTGTGTTTCGTCTTTGTACATCGTTCTCTAATAAACTAGATGGCTTTCCATCTAGCAAAAATAGTTCTTTAAAGTGAACTATAAAATATCTACCTTGCTTATGTAAAATATGGCAAGATTGAAATAGCTTCTGGTCTTTGCGAGAAGCTACACCTATACGTGTTAATGTTTCGCGTATCTTTAAAAAGTCATCTGGTTCTCTAAGAGAGACTTCAAGCATACTGCCTGGAGTCCAATCTTTTATTTGTATTTGAGTGTTATCGTTTTCCACCTTTATATATCCTTTGTTTCAATTGTTCAATTTGTTCATCATTAATTAGAGATAACGCTGATTTAGCTTTTTCATCACTATACCCATAATTTTCTTTGATGAGTTCAAGATGGTCGATATCACTGGCCTTAATCCATTTAGACCATCTTTTCTTCTTTCTAATTATATTTATAAGAAAATCAAACTGAACGCGATGGTCTAGGTGATGGTGGATATTCATTTCATTTGCATACAATATAGTGTCTTTAAAGAAAGAAAGACCGCGATTTATGATGAAAGGATTGTATTCTTTTTCAGCAATATCGTCAACCATGATATCTTTCTTAGACTCATTGATTGCTTTTAAATATTCAAATGGGCTCATATCGTAGTAGTTATATCAAGAGCTTTTCTTATCTCTTCTTCTAATATGCCAGCTTCTTTCTTATATGACGAAACTATATCATTAAGTTCCATAACTCTTTTTTGAGCATTAGCTAGTTGTTCTTGTAATTCTTTGACATTACGCTCTAGCATTAATGTTCTATCTTCAGTATTGCTACCTGTTTCTATTTCTGTTTGTTCTCCAGTTACTGGATTAATCATGTATTTTTTCATTTGAATTTGACTCCTGCCATTACTTCAGTTAAGCAAGCAACCATATTCAATTCATGGTCAGCAACGAAACTGTTTTTATATTGATAATCAGCCAAGATAAGTACCAGTTGTGGTATTGATTGTGGCTCTACATATTCATTCATGTTATCGTATACTTTACGAAACATTGATGCTGGTTCTATATCGATATTATCAGCAACCCATTGTCTCATTTTACGAAAGTCTTTTATTTTAAGAGCATTCATAAGAGTATCAAGAGCGATATCATTAGCATTGACTAATATACCACTATCGATTTTACCAAAGTTTGAATATCTTTGTAGTTCATTAAGTGTTCTTCTGAAATCTGGAAAGTATTTCATAATCAGTTCAGCAATAACAGCTGGTTCTGAGTTGATACTTTCAGCTGCTAGTATTTGTTGAACCCTTTGCATGAACTGACCAGCAAGAGCTTCTTTCTCTTTCTTTGGCATCGCAAATTCGATAACACTGGTTCTTGAATGTAATGGTTCAATTATACGATTCTTGAAATTACAAGTAAGTATAAACCTACAGTTAGCTGAAAACTCTTCGATAAATCCACGCAAAGCTGGTTGAGTTGATTGTGGATTAAGGTAATCCGCTTCGTCCAAGATGACGACTTTGAGGCCGCCTGATAAGGAAACGGACGAAGCGAATTGTTTGATTTTGTTTCTTAGAGTATCAATACCTGATTCTTCTGAACCATTAATGATTATATAATCTAAGTCAAGCTCGTTGCAAAGTGCTCTGGCGACTGTGGTCTTTCCTGTACCAGCAGTACCAGTGAACATCATATTTTGAAGTTCGCCTTTGTCTAAAACATTTTGGAATATCTTTTTAAGGTCTTGTGATAGTACACATTCCTCTACTTTTCTTGGGCGATATTTTTCGACCCATAGGAACTCTTCCATTATAGTACCTCCCAACCTTCTACGGTATCTAACCTAAAAGACCTCCAAGCATTTTTGTCTAATGACCATACTGGAAACGCTTCCATCTCATTAGCTGTATAATTAACTTTATTCGTTTGACCATTAGCTTTGAGAACTGATGGATTAAGAGTACAAGGCATAATTCTTATTTCGCCTGTATCTATTTTTCTGAATGTGACTGTGACTTGCCCTTTTTGTAAAGCCTCGAGCAATTTGGCTTGTTCATTGTTGTTCATAATGTATTCCTTAATAATAAAATTTGAGGGGAGTTTCACCCCTCGTCTGGTTTACGACTCTGATGAATCGTCTTCAGTAGCAGCTACTTCAGGTACTGCGCCTTCCGGCGTTTCTTGACCTTTTGAAGCTTCTTCTAGAAACGCTACGATTCTAGACCTAAGACCACCTACTGCTTCCAACTCAGGACCTTCAAATCCACCTCTTTTAGAACAAAGGTCAATTACTTGTACCATTGTTGAGATGTCTTGTAGAGTAAGTTGAACTCCAGCTGGTTGCTCTTCAGCTCCAGTTTCGACGTTTGTATTTACATCTTCTGACATAATTTTCTCCTATGCATATTTACGAAAATTAAAAGACCCGCCCCATGCGGCATCTTCCATTCCTACAATATATTTATACATCGTAGCTTGAGTTTTTCTCAAGAGCGATAAAATAATCAACTGGATAATTACTGTTAGTCCAGTTAGAGATTAGCTTTGAGCTTATGCTTACAAAGTAATCGCCTGGTAGCAATTTCAAGTTGGGTATACTTACCACGAAGTTAAACCCATTTTTACATGAGTTATCTCTATCTAGCTCTATTTCAAATAGGTTTGAAGTCGAGTCTCTTGTATCGAGTACAGAGGCTGTAATGACTCCATCATTACCTGTTATAGCTAGTTCAGTATGACCAAGAACAGCAGCAGCTTTACGAATCTGATTTAGTTTATCTTCTTCGATATTAACTCCAAGTTCTGGTTCTGGCATCTGAATATCTTTTTGAGGAGTGGTTAGGATATCGCTTTCAGAAAAGAAATATCTTATCTTTTGTCCACTACCTTGTACCAATACTGCTTTATCTTCAAACTCTAATGTAGGATTATCAATAAGACTTAAGACTGATAAAAATTCGTTTAAGTCATAGACTCCGAATTCTTTAGGAAAGTCTTCAACTATTTCAGCAGAAGCTAGAATAGTTTTGGACTCTGAAATAGTCTTCAGTTTTTGTCCTGGTTTGAAAACAATATTTGGATTTATTGTTGCGAAGTTTTTTAACACATTCAAGGTGTCGTTAGATAAGTTCATATTTTCTCCATTATATAACTATTATACCATACTTTCATTGTAATGTAAACGATTAGTTTTCATTTTTATCATGGCAATCCAGAGCGATTATAGCATAGTGCAAAATTTTGAGAAGGTCAGCTCTGTTATGTCCTTCTTTTTTACCATACCTTTGAGCGTACTTAAGTACGTTTCCTAAAGCAAAACCCATACCATGTCCACAATCAATAATGAATTCAGTTGATTGAAACTGATTCTTTGAATAGTGACCACCATAAGTTTTGTCTATATAACTCTTGAGCTCTTCAACAAGAGCTCCTTCGTTAAATTTGTAATCTATTTGATTAGACTTCATAAGTTTCTTCAGCATTAATGTCTCCTGTCTCTTCGACAATTTCATCAGCATCTACTTTGCTGTATAAGTCAAGGAAAGCTTCTTTAGTATCAGAATCGAACCTTGAGATACATAAGTCAATTGCTTTGTCTCTTTTCTCAAAGATAGAGAACGTTTGAACAATGTGACATAGTCTTCTAGTTGAAATAACTTCATCGACACCATCATCATAAAAAGTTTTTCTGATAATATCAGCCCAAAGTACTAGCTTTTCAGCAAAGTCGATATCCATACAATTGAATTTCTCCATGTGTTTGAATACAATCTTTTTCTCTATGTTAAGAGATGGGAACTGTTGGTCAACTGATATTGTAAACCTTTCAAGGAAAGCATCATCGATGATTGAAGCTGCTGTGAACCTACCATCTTCTGAACCTTTACCTTTAGTATTAGCTGTTGCGATTACATTGAAACCTTCTGCAGGCTCTACAATTTCTCCAGTCTTTTTAACAAGTACTGGTTTGCCTTCAAGGATTCCTTGTAAACACATAATTTTGTTTGTTGCTCTATCAATCTCATCAAGTAAGAGGATAGCTCCATTTTCCATTGCTTTAAG